CCTGCCTGCAAGGCCAGCTTCATCAATCCCTTATAGCGCGGGCGGAACTGGGCGACATTCTTCTTCATGCGGCCATCCCAGACCTTGAGGATGTCAGCTTCACCCATGTTCTTATTGAGCGACAGGCCCAGCTCTGCAGCGTTCAGGCACGCCTTCAGCAGCGACCCACGGTCACAGTCCAGCAAGTCCATGTTATCAGCGACAGCAGCCACTACGATAGCTTGAAACTTATCGACCGTCATGGTCTGCGGTAGGAGACTGCGAAGGTGGCCCTCGCGTGCGACTAGCTCTTGCTTAAACCGATCCATCGGCTTGGCAGGAACGATCTCGTTACTTTGCATTTTTCATTTCCTCTTCCAAATCTTCAATCATCAACTCAATAGCACGCTCGACAGTAGCCCGAAGCGTCGGCTTTAGCGGATGTTGGGCTGCGATTTCGCGCAGCCTTGCCAGCAGATCCCTGCTGACCCTCATCATAACAACATCTTTCATCAGGTGATCCTCACAGTAGTGTAGCCAGAGCGCTTACCAGTCATAGTGCCAACCATGTCCGGCGTGATTTCCTTGCCGGGATTGTCCGCGACATTGCTGATAGACATCTTATATGACCCGCACTTTACGGAAGCCTTATCCTTCGATGTGTTCATAAGCTCCAGCTTCGCACGCGCCTTCATCAATAGCGTTGCTTTGGCTTCATCGGCACGAGCTGCTGCGTTCTTCTCGTCATCCTTAGCGGCCTTGTAAGCGGCAAAGAGCGGCGCATCCGCGTCATCGAGGACAACATCGCTCTTAGGTAAAGACCCCATGAGCTTCGTAATCGCAGCAACATCCGTCGTGTAGTCTGGCTCCGGCTCCTTGCCATCAGCAATCGACTGCCAGAACAGAGTGATTTCATGCTTGATAGCATCAATGATGTTGTCGTTGCGCGGAACCTTCATGCGGCGCGGCTCATCATCAATCAGGGCAACAAGCCATGCGTGATCCGAAGTCGTGCAGGCCAGCTGGTGCTGCACCTGAAGCAGATAGTTCTCAGGCGCTTCATCGATCTCTTCGCCATTGTAGTTCCAGCCATAGCCACGGGCAGACCATTTGATCTCGACAGGCGCACCATTGTTCGCGATGTAATCGAACGACGCACCCATGCCGGAGCAGTCATCGACCGTGTAATAGTCATTGACCTTCGCCAGATCCATAGACCAACGATGCGCAGCCCAGTTAGCAATGCCGCTTTCAAGAAATGTGCCAGCTTGCACAGCCTTATTGCCAGAGATGTCCTCCGGCGACAGCTTGCCAGACTTCTCCATCCACAATTGCCAGCGACTTGAATAGGGCGACAGCCCAAACAATGCAGCAACATCGCTCCCACCAACGTGTTGGGAACGCAACTCGTGCCAGTGCTTCTGGTCACGTACTTGAATTATAGCCATTTTTATTCTCCGGTTATGGCCGTATCTAGTCGGCCTACACATGGCATACAGATGACTACGGAGTAATGTCAAGCCCTTTGTAAACATCTTCTACAGATCGGGCTAAAATATATATACCGCCGCGCTTTTCCCACGCACTCTGCCATGCCGCTTGGGCCAGCCGTTGCTTTCCCTTCTCGGCCTTGACCTCAATAGCGAATGCTCGACCCGGCGTTATAACACCAAGTAGATCGGGTGTCCCTTCAGGGGCGGACTGGATAACACGGGCTCCACCATCCAGCGGTCGGAACTTGCCCACGTTGATGCGGAACATCATGATGTCCTGCCTCTGGCCCAGAGCGAGACGGATTTCCTGCTGGATTACGGCCTCTCTCATTGCAGTGTTGCTTTTCCAGATTCATTGTTGAGCGTCTCCATCGCGGCCTCAACGGAGGCCATCATCGCAACAAAGCACTTGTGGCCATCTAATTCAACAATGCCTCTGTCCTCATGCCACTCATCAATAACGTGTAACATTTCAAATGTTAGTGCATGGATGAGGGAGATCGGGACAACTACCGCATGGAATTCTTCGCCGTCTCCGTCGCCATCTTCCATATCACAGCCCTCTCTCTTGCCGTCAAACTATTGGGCAGCCGAATATCACGTACACCTAACTTCTTGGTAAGGCGCGATACCTCTTGCCCGCAGATAACATTGAATGCCCACTGCGTCGGGTTATTATAGCCACGCTTACGGGCAACGCTAGTGAGAACCTTGAACTTCTTTTGCATTGCATCTTTAGCTGTTTCGGCTTCTGCCTCACCATCTCGGCGCGTCTCAACCAGATCCCCATCCACATGCTTCACATCCCTGCCCATGATAGGATAAACGTGGCCGCACACCGGGCAGGTCGGGGTCGGCTTATGAACCGCAAAGCAGGCAGGGCATGTACGGACTGAGACAACATTCTCATCGTTCTTGCCACGGCTTGCAACAAACCCGTCAGCAAGACTCCAGTCCCGCTCATCGTCAATAAAGCCGTGCCGTGCGGTGTTGCCAGCATGATCAAGGATGATAGTCTTCTCCTTGTCAGGGTGCGGTCTGATTGCTCGACCGCATTGCTGCAGATACAATCCAAGAGATTTAGTCGGGCGTAATAGGATTGCGACTTCAACAGACGGCAGATCGAAGCCCTCGCTCACCAGATCGCAGCTGGTCAGGATCTGAACCGTGCCATCCTCGAATGCTTTAAGAACGCCATCGCGCTCAGTTTCATCCATGCCGCCATCGATGTGACTGGCTGCGTGCCCAGCCTGACGGAAGTCTTCGGCCACATCCTTGGCGTGCTTGACACTGACGCAGAACGCAATTGCCTTCTTGCCTGCAGCGTACTTGCCATAGTGCTTGACTGCACTGCCCGTGATGATCGGCTTATCCATAGCGTCTTCCAGCTGCTTAGATACGTAATCGCCCATGCGCGTGCCAACAGTGCCCAGATCCGGTGCGCTAGGTGCATAGACAACAGCGTTAGATAGGAAGCCCTGAGCCATCAGCTCTGCGACCGTAGGCCCCATCACCATGTCATCGAACATCTGGCCCATACCCTTACCGTCGAGCCGCGCAGGCGTAGCGGTAACGCCCAGTACACGAGCTGTCGGAAAGCCGGCAGCAACCTTGCCCCAGCTACTGTCCGGCGTGAAGTGATGCGCCTCATCGCCAATGATAAGGTCGAACGGCTTCATGCTCTTCATGCGCCGCACCAGAGTGAACACGGATGCCACAACCACATTGGCAATAGGGATGCCCGGAGTGCCGCCAGCTAGGACGGCGTGTGATACGCCCACCTTCTTTAGCGCAGCACTGATTTGCTTGAGCAGCTCACGCCTGTGCGCCACGATTAAGATGCGCTTGTTGTTCTTCGCCATGCCTGCCGCGATGTAGCTGAAGATCACCGTCTTGCCCGATCCCGTAGGGGAAACGAGCAGGGTTTTCTTATGCCCACTGCGAAAGCTATCGCGCACAGCCTCAACAGCTGAGTCTTGATAGTCTCTAAGTTGAACCATGTGTGTCCGATCCACATATATAAGCAGCGCCTATGATGTAGGTGAATAGTAAAAACATTATCACGGTCTGTGTCATTTGCTTTACTCCGACCGCCAGACTTGTGTTGCGGTCATGATGTCAGTCGGCCAGCCAGTGTCTTCAGTAAAACTGCGCTCCTCGAACAGAACCATATTCGTTGGCCTGATCAGCAGGCGGTCGCCTTCCGTCCGCATGAACATGAACTCTTTGCTCTGGTCAGGGGACGCGCTGAACCCATCACTGTGCGGGCAAGCCGTGAACAAGCAGGTCGCTCGGTCATCCTTGCCGTCGTAACGAGCCTCTAGATTTACTAGATACTCATAACGGATAACATCGAACTCGGTGCCGTAGCAATCCCATACCTGAGCGTCTTGCAGCGTCCAGTGTGGCGCGGGGCACGCGCTGAACGCTAGTGCATGAGGCGGCACGTTGCGATAGACCGCCCCACATTCCAGCATGATGTGGCAACCCCATGCTCGGTCAGGTTCGGATCTCAGCGCGAACCAGACGGCAGGCTCGAAGCCCTTACCGTCCTTGCGTATGAATGCGCTATCAACGTAGACATACAGGTGGTGCGATAGGCTTCTGCTGCTCATGTCTATTGCTCTATGATCAATGTTTTTAAACCCATAGATCCAATGAAATCATTACGGGCGTTTCGATACGCCTCCAGAAACTTACCCTTTACGATCTGCGGTGGCGGCACTCTGGGCGACCACTCAGCCTGCAATCCAGCCACCGGCCCAGCGCTTGCATCTAATGCAAACTCAACTTTATATCCCTTGGTCAGCTTGTATTCTTTCCGGTATTCAAAAATGTTAGTCATTTGCTTTCCTTCTTCAGCTTTCTATAACGGCACTCCACAGAAGCAATCGTTAGGCCCATTTGCTCCGCCATGTAGGCTGGCCTCAGACCTTGCTGGTAATACTCCAGCAGCTGTGCATCTTTCTCAGGTGTCCATACTAATCTCGGCATTTAATTTGCCCTTCACCTTCAGGTGTTCGCACTCTTCAATCTGAATGCTAATCAAGTCACTGATTACCGTGCCGACATTATCACGCAGCCATGACACAATGCGGGCGCGCTCGATCTCCGCGCCGCGCTCACTGGCACGCTCAAGAAACTGCGGGAGATTGTGGGCGGACACATACAGTTGGCCGTCAATGTCCTGAGCCTCGACAATATCACTCATAGCGCCATACCCGGATGCCGCCTTCAGCATCACGAGCAATGAACTTCTTGCCATTGCGGCGGCCTGCATGGGACGCAGTGCTGCTCATCGAGCGAAGCGCAATGTCCTTAACAAAGAAGCTCTGGCCCACATCCAACTGCGACCAAGGGTATTTCTCTCTGCGACCATTATGCTGACGCGCAGCAGGGATTGCATGTTCATCTTCAATTTCAAAGCTCATATTATTCTCCGTTCATCTTATAAATATTACACTTTAATTGGTGTAATTCAACCTAGAAGTTACGCCTACGGCGCTCTTCTTTCAACAACCTTTCAGCGGTATCCAAGCTAATGCCAAACGCAGCGGTGATGTGGTGCGGACGCTTGCCCAGAAGCGTAGTGTCCGGCCAATCACGGATGATCTTGAAGGCCAATTCCTCGCCCTCGTGTTTGTTCTTTTTTACCATAGTCCTACTGGCCACTCCTGCTTGGGTAGATGAATTGCTCGTGCCGATGTGCCGCCGAAGCTGATACTATTCACGCTTTTCTTTGCATATGGATGACGCATCAAAACGCCAGCCCAACCTTCGTAATAAACAGATGTTTGCATGATCCGGTTCATAGACTGAATGCTCTGGCCTATCCATACGCCGTGAACAGACTTACCTTCGCGGTCAATCTTCATTCCATAACGAGCAAGAGTAGCCTCCGATACTTTCAAATTAACATCCGCGTGTTCATCATTTTTAAAACAAATAACCATTAGCTCACCAATCGTGCGATCCTGTGTGCCATGAACAGTCTCAACCCGAATCATGCTTCCCACAATGTGATGCAGCAGGGCAACGTCTTCGCGCTCTGACTTCACCTGTAGGAACTCATCGAGGTTCACTGTGTTCAGGTACTTCT